TCCTGCCGCTGAAGCTCCTGCGTCAGCCGTTCGATCTTGCCGGCATTCTCGACGATGGCGCGGCCTTCCTCGCTCGCAAGATCGATCCCGCGCGAGCGCAAGCCCTGCTCGGCGCGGAGCTGGGCGATGATGACCGAGCGCTCGGAGGCGCTCTGGCCGATCAGCCCGATCTGGCGTTGCAGAAGGGTGATTTCGTCCTTCTGGTTCTCGACGGCCTCGCGGCCGGCAAGTTGGCGATTGAGTTCGTCAATGCGCCTGGCATTGCCGATGGCGGATTGCCCTTCCGGGCTGGCTGCATCGATCCCGCGCTGACGCAATTGCTGGATGGTGCGAAGGGTTGCCAGTTCCTCCGAGCGCTTGGCGACGGATGCGCCAACAAGCGCGACCTGCCGTTCCAGCAGAGTGATCTCGTCGCGCTGATCGCGCAGCTGCTCCTTACCGCGCAGTGTCCGGTTCAGGCCTTCGATCTGGCGGGCGGACTCGATGTAGGCGCGGGCTTCCTCGCTCGCGAGATCGACGCCGCGGCGGCGAAGCTCCTGTTCGGCGCGCATCACGGCCAGCGCATCGCCGCGCGCCGCGACGGTTGCGTTGATCAGCGCCACCTGCCGCGTCAGAAGTTCGATCTCCCGGCGGCGATCCTCGTTGGCGGATAGGGTCTGCGCGCGTTCCTGTTCGACGAAGAGCCGACCATAGGCTTCGCGCATCCGCTCAATGATTCGCGTAAGGGTTTCCTTCGCTTCGCCCTCGGCGAGCGCCTGCGCGGTGAGCAGCGGACGCAGCGCCTGCTCCACCTGCATAACCTGTTGGGCCTTGGCCGAAGCCAGCGAGCCTGCCGCCACCGCATCGTTGACGCGCTTCTGGGCGGAGGCTTCCGCCGTCAGATCGGCGACTTGCCTCGCGGCTGTCGCGGCCTGCTCGGCGATACGTTCGCGGAGCGCCTGGCGGGCGCGCGCTTCGGCATCGATGCCTTCACGCGCCTGCTCGATCAGGCCGGTCTTGCGGGCTTCCGCGCGCTCGGCCGCCGCAGCGCTTTCGAGATAAGCATTCGCCAGGGCAAGCGTCGAACGGATCGACACTTCGGTGACGGAGGATTGCGAAACAACGGATTGTGTCGCCGCATCGACCGCCGGTCGGAAGCGGGCCAGTTCTGCCGTGACTCGTCGATAGGCGGCTTCGACCTCCGCGACATCGTTGAGCTTCGAGCGCGTTAGAGGATCATCGAGCGCCGCGCGCAAGGTCGCCTGTTCACGGCGCAGGCGTTCAAGATCTCGCGCGCCGGGGATGATATCGCGGGCGGCTTCACCTGCGCGAACCGAAAGCTCGTTCGCCCGGGCGTCGGCCGCGAGCTGCGCGGCGCGGCGCTGCTGATCGGCAAGCTGGGCTTCGATCTCGGCGATCCGACGCTCGACCTGCGGCAGCATCAGCGGCACGACATTGCCGCGGATGTTCTCGCGCAGACGGTCGCGCTGCCATTTCAGGAGATCGAGTTCTTCGGACGGATTGCGGCCATCGACGGCGCGATCCACCGCCTTGCCGATGGCGTCAAAGGCGTTCGAGGCCTGGCGGGCGACATAGTTCCAGGCGCGTCCAAAGGCGTTGGTCGCCTGTTCGGCGTCGGCAAGCGCCGGCACGAGCGCGTTCAAGAGAACCCGCTGCGCCTCGGTGCGATTGTTCTGATCGACCAGCGTTCGGATATACTGGCGCGTCCGGTCGTCGAGGAAGGCGAGGCGGGCATTCAGTTCGTCGGCGCCGCGCACCGGATCGGCGAGCGCGGTTGCGAGCTGTTCGGCGCCGGCCTTGGTTTCGACGCCCATCGTGACGGCGAAGTTGCGGGCGATGCCGATCGCGCGGCCCATTTCTTCCGCCCCGATCTTGCCGGTGCGCAGGAAGGCGACTTCCATCTCGCGCGCGGCGGTGACCGAGACCTTGCCGGTTTCGGCGGCGCTATGGGCGACCCGCTCAAGGTCGGCGGCGGTCGTGCCCGAAGCGCGGCCCGCGCCCATGAGCGCCGTGGTGACGGCGCGCGTCGATGCATCGTTCGCCACCCAGGCGGCGGTGAGCCCGACGGCCGCGACGGCGACGCCAGCAACGATCCCGCCGACAACCCCGAGCGCCGAACCGAAGGCGGCGAGCGTTCCGCGCAAGCCGCCGAAGGCCTGCGTCACCTGACCGCCCTGCTGCATGAGGATGGTCATCGGCGACATGCCGGTCGACATCGACGCAACCACGTCGTTGAACGTGTATTGCAGCGTCAGAAGCTGGTTGCGGGTGAGGCCGGTCGCACCGCCCACTCCCTTGATCGCCTGCGAAGTCTGGTCAAAACGCTGCTTCGCCAAGCCTTGCGCGGCGGCATGTTCGGCCGACGTGATCGCGCCTCGCTTGACGAGCGTGGCGTATTCGGCGAGTTCCTGGTTGAGGCGAGCCTGTGCCGCGCCGAGCGGATCGATCGCGGCGCGCAGCGCATTCGCCCGCGCGGCAAAGCTTTCCGCCTCCCGCGCCGCTTCCTCGAAGACACCGGCAGAGTCGCGGGCGGATTTCGGGATCGGGCGGTCAACGTTCAGAACGGTGTTGAACCGCTTCTGCGAGGCGTCGGCTTCGCCAGCCATGCGCGCGGCTTCGGCCAGGCGCTTCAGCCGTGCGACCTCGCGGTCGGTTGCGGCGCCGGAGCGGTCCATCGCCTTTTCGACCGAGCCGAAGGCGGCTTGCCCGGATTGTCCGACCTCCTCGAAGGCGCGCTTGATCTCCGCCTTCCCCTCGACGCCGAGGCGGATGGAGACGTTCGTGGCGCTCATGATGGATCAGCGTTCCGGCGATAGGCGTTGACGACGATGGGTTCGATCTCGGGAAGGACATCGACGAGAAGCGGGTTCAGTGCGCCCATGGCGTGGGCGAGCATCAGGATCGCCCCGAAATCGAGCGCATAGACACCGCCCATCACCGCGCGGACCTGCCCGGCCGAGCGCTTGATCACCGCCCAGGCCAGCGCTCCTTCCGCGGTTGCGGGCTCGTGCTCGTCATAGGGACAGCCCGCGCAGCGCAACGGGCAGGCGGCGCAATAGCCTTCCCCGCCGTCGAAGTGCCATTCGGCCAGGGCGATCAGACGTTTTTTTCGTCGAGCCTCGTCAGCGCCGGGCCGACATAAAGCCGGTCGATGGCATCGAAGGCGGGCCAGAGTTCAAGCAACTGCTCGATCGCTTGCCTGTCGGGATCAACCGGTTTGCCCTTGGCGTCGCCGATGCCCTCCCAGGCCACAATGCCCGTCTGGGCGAGGGCGCGGGTGAAGGCCGCGCCCGCCTCGATCGTCGCCTGTTCGCCGCCAGCCTTCAGCGCTTCACCCGCCGCACTACGTGCGATCAGCATTGCGGCGACCGAGACGGGGCGGAACTGGATGCGCACGCCGGGCAGCACATCGAGCCAGAAGGGCTCAGTGGACACGGGTTCGAGCTTGAGCATGGTGGCTCCTTCGGGGTTGGTCGGATCGTGGGGAAGGGAAGATCAGTACGAGGCTACGTCGTTGGTCAGAACGACGGAGCAGGTCTTGTTCAGCACGGGATCGAGCGCGGCTTGCCAGGCGAACGGGGTTTGGATGCCGCCCGGTCCCTGAATTTGCCGGTTGCCGCGCGGCAGGAACACGCGATGCGCGGTGAAGAGCAAAGAGCGGCTGGCGTCGATGGTCCAGCCGAAGGCGATCTCACAGGGCGTGCGGGCGGTCGCCTGATCAAGCAGGCTCGTATCCTGAAACCGCGCGTTCAGATTGCCCGAGCATTTGACGATGCCGGGATCGATATCGGCGATGCGCCCGTCGGATCGGATGACCTCGATCTTTTCAAGGTTGTTCGAATACATCAGTTCCGCCGAGACGATGTTGCCGAGCACCGCGCCGTTGCGGGTGATCGATCCCTGAAACTGGCTGAAGCGCTCGACATCGAGCGCGGTCGGCGTGCCCGCACCCGTGGTGACAGCCGCCGCCTCGCCTTGCGCGATCACGTTGACGGTTGCTGACAGAAGCCCGGAGCGCTGCGCCTGGACGGACAGGCTGTTCGCCCGCGCACCATAGTTCATGCCGAAGAAGGGCACGTCCGGAAGGCCGACCTCGATCGACATCGACGGCAGGTTCTGCGTGCCGGAGACGAAGGTGTGGCCGTTCGCGCCGCCGGTGAGCGTGGCGCCGGAAAGGGTGATGCGCGCTGCGGCGTTGGTAGACAGCGCTCGCGCGTTGCCGGCGAGACCGAGCGCCTTCGCGGTGAGATTGACCACGGCGCCGGTGGCCACAGCCGCGACGTTGGCGCTCGGGTTGATGATCGCGGCCATGGCGGTTGCCGTCGCGGCGGCGTTCGCACCGATGTTGAATTGCTGCCCGGTCGCGCCGGAGGCCACGGCCGTATAGACCACGCCGTCCACGGTCACGGTGTCGTTGGCGATCAGGTTGGCGAGCAGCGTCAGCGAGCCCCGGGCCGCGATCGACGCGGCGGTCGTCGGGTTGCCGAACAGCGCCTTCAGCCAGAAGCCGATATTGCGGTGATCCATCGGAACGACGATGTCGCTTTCGTTCGACACCACGTCATAGGCCGGCGTCAGCGGATCGCGGCCATAGCCGAGGAGATCGCTCTCGATCAGGGATTGCTCTTCGCCGAGATTGGCCGAGACGAAGGGCAGCTTGCGAAAGCCCGTGCCGGGCGTGACGCCATAGGTGGCTTCAAACACCGCAGCCATGACGGCGTTGGCGCCGCGTGCGCGTGCCATGGGAATACTCCTGTCGTTGTTGGTTCAGTTCCAGAGGCCCGAGCGCGGTCGAAGGCCGTCGATCAGTTGAGAGGATCGGTCGTCGCGTAGACGGCGAGGATCGCGAGATCGGCGAAGCGTCCTGGCAAGGCGCCGAGCGCTTCGATATCGTCCGTCACCGGCGCTTCTGCTTCGATCCAGTCACACAGCCCGCCGAGCGTCCGGTTTCCCATGACCGCCGCACCGATCGCCCCGAGCATGGCGTCCAGCACCTGCTCGCGGGTGAGCGTCGCGCTCTCATAGGCGGCGATCTCAAGTGGGATGCGGTGCGAATAGAGGTAGGTCAGCGGCGAGAGGCTGACCTCCGGTTCGCCCGGATCGCCGTCGCGGATCACCACCAGCCCGCCGGTCGGAATGCGTTCGGCCTTGGCCAGATTGCGCTTCACGTCCGCGCCCGGCAGGGCAGCGGCAACAAGCGACTTCACCGCCACAAGGACGGTTTCGCGTCTCGAAGCCATGGGTGACCAGCCTTCAGGATTGCGGCCAATGCCGCGCGATCAGCGAGGGCACGCGCGCGGCTTGCCGTTTGGCGGCGCTCTCGACATCGAGGCGCTTCTTCAGCGCGACCTGCGGCACCAGAATGAACACGATGACGCTGGCTTGGCCTGTTTTTCGGCGATTGCGGGCGGCAAGCCCGCGCGTGTTTATCCGGGCATCATCCGCGACCAGCAGCGAAGGACGGCCGCGGCGATAGACGAACCGAAGCTTCAGACCGGTTCGCCGCTGCCAGCCTTCCGGCGTGATCTTTTCGCGCGAGCCCGCAGCACTCCGTCCGCTCTTGCCGGCGGCGGCGGTCGGGATCGCCAGGAACAGGCCGCGTGCCGAGCGGATCACCACGCCACGGTCAAAGGCATCGACGATTTTCGGCGCCCGCGACCAGACATAGGCTGCGGCCTCGGCGCTCTCGCCCACCTCGGGGAAGGTCTTTCCCCGCCATGTCCGCGACAGCCGCTCACCCAAGCCCGCCGCGACGACATCTTCGCGGAGATCCCGCTTCAGGCCATCGGCAGCGTCGCGCATCCCCGACGTGACAGCGCGTTCGATATCCTTCTCGGTCTCGGCAAGGGCTTTGCTGAGATCGGGACGCTGGATGGTGAAGCGCACGGATCACACCTTTACGGCCTCACAGGCCGATACAAGCCCGAGCGCATCGCCCATCGGTTCGCCGATGATCCGATAAGTCTCGGCGCCGATCAGGATCAGATCACCCTCGGTGATCGTTGCCGCCTGCGAGCGTCGGACATCGATGCCGACGGTCGGCAGAACGGCGCGGCTCTCGCCGAATTCCGCCATGCGGTCGGGCGACTTGCGGATGATGCGGACAGCGACGCCAGCGCCGACGCCGCCCGCCTTCCACAGCGCGTCCTCGCCGATATTGGGATCGGCGAAGAGCGCATCGATCGCTGAAGCGAAGGCGTCGATCACGGATCATTCGCCCGGAAGGAGGAATTCAGCCGGACGCGGCCGGTGGTGTTGCCCGCGCCGCCCGCGACCGCCGCCGCCGCAACGCCGATCAGCAAGTTTGCGGTTGCAACAGTCGTGCAGCGCCGGTTGGCGTCATCCCAATAGACGAGAGCGCCGACCGTCCAAGCCTGCGAGCCGATCTTGGTGAGTTCGAACACGCCGGTGAGATCGAGCGCGACATCGGCAGACAACGCTGCATCGTTGGTGGCGACGCCGAAGAGCTGGCCGACTTTCGCGCCCTGGCCGGACGTGAGCGCATAGGGCGCGGGCACCACCACGGTGTTGCCCGCCTGGATGAAGTTCCGCATGGGATGGGTCTCCTTGAATTCGGGTTAGGGCCGTGTCGCCGTTAGACGCCGGCGTTGAAGAACAGGCCGCGGAAGTCGATCGCCTTGGCGGCGAAGTCGTGCCTGATCTTGAACTCGACGCCATCGACCTCGAACCCGACGCGCTGATCGAGGAAGGGCTCGGACTGGCCTTCCAGGCGGCAGTATTCGATCGTGTCGATGGTCGCGGGATCGGCCGCCAGCCACCAGCGCTGCGGACCCGCCGTGTTGAAGAGGCGCGGCTCTTCGATCACATCGAAGGCGTTTGCGTAGGGGTTCACCTGAGACGCCTGGGCGGGGGTCGTCTGGGCGATGATCTTGCGCGCCTCGATCGCGCGCGTGCCCGGCGCCACCAGAATGTAGCGCGGGTAGTTGTTGATGATCTGATCGCCGGTGACGCCGGCAGGTGTCATCTCGCGCTGCTGCGTCATCAGTTCGATCGCCTGCGTGAGCGAGGCCTCGGTGATCGCCGCCGCCGTGCCCTGGTTGGTGCGGCCCGCCGCCGCCGAGAACAGCGCGACGCCATCGGCCAGAATCGGGTTTGCGAGAAGCTCGTTGTAGACGAGACCGCTTTCGAGATCGGAAGCCTTCACGCCCGCCGTGCCGAGAGCCCGGTCGAAGGCGCGCAGATCGTCGTTGACGATCGCCTGCCGAGTGAGCGCAACGATGCGGCCGAAGGTGGCGAGGCGATAGGTTTCCCGGCTCTCCGCGATGGTGCCATAGCTGAACTCGGCGCCTTCCATGACCGGCAGCAGGCCTGGGAAGTTGCCGATCTGGGTCGGGAACAGCGGCTTGAAGTCGGTCGTGGTGATGCCGCGCGTCCAGCGTTCGAAGGTGCGGGGCGCGGTCTGATAGGCCTGCCGCAGACGTTTGCCCGCAACATTGGCGAGGATCAGCGGGAAGTCGCTCGTGCCATGCGGCCCGGCATTGCGGAGCGCGAGCTGCACCACCTCGTTCGCGGTCATGCCGCGGGTGCGGACGCCAACCTGTTGCAGGGTTTCGCGGGCGATCTCGACCAGCGACATGCCGCGATATTCCCGGGCGCGATCCGGCAGGGCATTCGCCGATGGCGCAAGGCGATGGGCAATCGCCTCGGTGATGGCTTCGCGGCGGGTGACGGTCGCATCGAGCCCCCCTGCCGGGAAGGAGACGGCGGTATGGCCGACGCCTCGCTCGTCACGTTCGGCGAGCTTGTCGAGAATGACGCGGCGGGCTTCCTCGATGGCGACGCCGCGCGTGACGAGATCATCGGCAAAGGCGCGCTCGAGCCGGAAGCGATCGGCAAGGCCGAAGATCGCCGCCACACGCTCGCGCTCTTCCGCGCGAACCTGATCGGCATTTGGCCCAGCAGGTGGCGGATCGGTCGGCGCGGGATTGGCGCGTTCATTCGCGGAAGGCGCTTGTACAGTATCCGGCGCGGCTTCACGGGTCTGGACAGGTTCGTCCATGGCGGCAGTCTCCATTGTTCGGGTGTGGGAAGTGATGAGTTCAAAGGGAAAGCTCGGCGCCTCGTCCGCCGCGCGGACTTGCGCGCCGGGATCGGCGCCGACGGCGACGAAGGACAGTTCGTGCGGCGTCCAGCGCTCGACGAACCAGCGTTCAGGTTCTCCGACACGTTCGGGCCGTTCGACGCGCACCTTGTCGATGCGGTAGCCGACCGAGATGTTGCGGACGATCCCGTCGGTGGCGAGCGCGAACAGGCGATCGGCGGCTTCATCGACGCCGGGCTTCGGGAAGCGCAAGCTTGCCCGGCCTTCGCCCTTGTCGATCCAGGCGCGTTCGACGACGCCGACAATCGCGCGCGTCGTCCATTGCGAATGGCTGTCGAGCACGGGCGCGTGCGCCTGGAGGCGCGAGAGATTGACCGCATCGCGCGAGACCACGAGGATTTCCTCGTAGTCGATCGCGGTATCGAAGCCGGTCCAGCGACGGCGGCGCACGGAGGCTCCGGTGGTCCAGACGACTTCGACGGTTCGGGTCTCGGCCTCGATCGAGGCGACCGGCGCAAGCCGGGTCTGCATTGGCAGCGCGTTCCCCATAGGCGGCGCGCCGCGCGAAGGCGGTTGAGCAGGTTTCATGGTGTCCTCGAAGAAGATCAGTCGCCGGGCTTGGGCTTCGGCTTGCCCGGCGGCTCGTTATCTGCGGTGTCACCGGCCGGATCATTCGGATCGGGCTGCGCCGTTCCCGCCTTGGTCATCATGCGCGGATCGCTATCGAGCACGATCTTCAGCCGATCGAGAGCCGCGTTCATGTCAGCGATTTCGCCCAGCTGTGAGGCGGGATCGTAGCCCTGCCGGGCGATGGCCTGGGCGAGAGTCATGGTGCCCGAGCGCAGCATGAGAAGATCAGCCTGCGCGTCCTTCAGGGGATCGACGGCATCGAAGCGCGGCGGTTGCCATTCGACTTTGACCACGGGGTTCGGGATCAATCCCGCAACCCAAGCCGCCTCGGTGAACCAGCGCCAGACCGGTTCGCAAAAGCCCGGGATCACCAATTGCCATTGCAGGGCATCGACCATGCGCCGGAATTCGACGAGACCGCCGCGCAGGCTCGAATAGTTGACTTGAGACAGATCGCCGGTGAGCAGTTCGTAAGGTACGCGGTATCCGGCGGCGATGATGTGCAGCTGCGCCCGTAGCCATTCTGAGACGCCAGCCGTGGAGGCCGGCTGGTTGAACTTGATGTCCTTGCCGCCGCGCGCATAGGCGATCAGGCCGGGCTCGAACTGTTCAATGGTCTTGCCATCGGCATCGACGACGGTCGGCGCGACGCCCTGATCGGCCTCATCCGCGCCGAGCACCACGCCAACGAGACAGGCTTCGGTTTTCTTGCGCACCAGTTCGGCGTTGGTCCAATCATCAAGATCGCGCATCGCCCGCATGGCCGGTGCGCCCCAGGGCACGCCGCGGCTTTGCACGCGCTGGCGCTCGAAGAGGTGGGCGATGCCATCCGAAGGGACGCGCGCCGAGGTAAGGCTGCGCGACAGCGGCACGCTGGTGTCGCCGGGGTGATCGGGAAACAGCCAATAGGCGCGGCGGCGGCCAATGGCGTCATATTCGATGCCGCGCACGATCCGCCCGCCGTCGGGAAGCGCGCCGATCTTGGTGTCGTCGAGGTGATCGGCTTCGAGAAGTTGAAGCTGCAAGGGCACGGGAAGCTTGTCTTCGGTGCGGCGGACACGACGGCGCAGGAACACGTCGCCGCCTTCGATCATCTCGCGCACGGCGAGCGTGGTGAGGCCGTGGAAATCGGCGAGGCCATCGGCATCCGATCGCGCTGCCCAGGCCTCCCAGAGTTCATTGATCCGGTTGTCGAGCGTGTCGGTTCCCGTCGCCGCGCGCGGTCTGATCCCGGCACCGACGATGTTGTTCACGAGCACAGCCACGGCCTTCGCCGCATGCGGATTGTTCCGTGTCAGATCCCGCATGCGGTCGCGCAACCGCGACGCGCCGGAAGCGATCTCGCCATCGGCGGAGCTGGATGACGAGCGCCAGCCATCGGTGCGCCGGCCGACCGCTGCGCCGTCATAAGCGCGCGCCAGCTTCTCGAACGCCTGGCGTTCCAGAAGCCGCTTGCGCGCAGCGCCCGGCGCGACGCTGGCGAGGGCGCGATCAATCCAGTTCACGGCCATCACCGATCACCGCGGCCGAAGCTGGCAAATCCGGCGATCGGGCGCGGATTGCCGGATGTGGCAGCGATCTCGGTCTCGATGGTGCGGATGCGCTTCAGAAGATCGTCCGCCGAGCCATATTCGACGGTCTTGCCGTCATAGGTTACGCGCGGCGTTCCGCCCGCGAAGGCGCGCTTGAGCGCATCGAGTTCGGTCTGCGTCCAGGGCATCGGAAATCCCGCAAGTGTTCAGAACCATTTGTCGCGCCGCCCGAGCCAGTCGGAGCGGCGCACGGGCGTGGTCGTGGGCGTGAGGCCGCGTTGATCGACTGGCCGCGCTTCATCTTCAGCGGCAACCCGAAGCTCTTCTTCGAGCGCTTCGAACTTGGCGTCGTCGAAGCGGTCGATCCCGAGCAGCCACGCGGCGGCGCGGGCATAGACCCGGCAATCCAGCGCCTCGTTGCGCTCGCGCATCTGCCGCCATTCCAGTTTCGAGAAGCCGCGCCGGTCGCGCACCGCCACCAGCTGCTCGGCGACGAGCTGCTTCACCCATTCGGCGGTCACGCTCTTCGGCAGATGAACGAAACCGTCCGGAAAGGGCGTGTCTGCGGCGAGCTCTTCGTCGGTCGGGCGGTCAAGCCGCAGGAAGCGATAGGTCTCCGATTTGAAGACGGCGACCGAGACCTTCCAGAGCTTCACGCCGCGCCGGATCGTGCGGCCGTGCTCGTTGACATCGACATAGGTCGGGCCATCGACCGGGGTTGATCGGTCGAAGCCATCGACACCTTTGATCGCGAGCGCCTGGCCGACGCCGACGCGCCGCACCCAGCCATAGACGGCGGCGGTGTTGCGCCCGTCGCCCGAGTCGATCGCAAGCCGCGCGATCCGCATCCGTGCGCCGTTCTCGTGGAGCCATGTCTGGCCGAGCAGCGCGGTGAGCTTTCCCCAGACCTCCTCGCGAGAGGTGTCGCCTTCGAGCACGATGTGTTCGACGAGCGCGCTGGTGAGCCTCCGGCCCCACGCCCAGATATCGACCTCGATCCGGTCATGCTGAACGTCGGCTCCGGCCGTGAGGATCAGGCCGCAGCCCGGGACCAGCGGCGCGAAATCTTCCCGCCGTTCATAGAGGCGCTGCCAATCCGGCGCTTCGCCGCGTTCCTGCCACGTCTCGCCGAGCAGCGTGTTCTTTGCGGCCTTGAGCGCCGCATCATCGCCTTGGGCGGCTTCCCACTCGCGGGCGATGTCGGCCCAGCCGAGCCAGCCGACCGGCGAATAGAGCCCGGAGATATGAAAGCCGACGCAATGCGGATCGGCCGGCGTGGCGGTGGCGCGCCATTCGCCCGCCGACAACATCGCGGTCTTGTGGTGTTCCGCGATCGGCTGATCGCAGCCCTCGCAATGATAGGCAGCGCTCGCCGGTTCGCCGCTTGTCCACTTCAGACGCTCGAACTTGAGCCATTGCAGCATGCCGCAATGCGGGCACGGCACGAAGAAGCGGCGCTGATCGCTGGCTTCGAATTCGCGTTCGATCCGCGACAGACCCTTGATCGTCGGCGTCGAGACCAGAAACACCTTGGCGCGATGGCCGAAGGTGCGCGTGCGTGCGATGGCGAGCGCGACTGGATCGCCTTCGCCATCGACATCGCCCTCATAGGCATCCACCTCGTCGAGGAAGACATAACGCGCGGGCATCGAGCGCAGACCGACGGCGGAATTGGCACCGGTCAGCACGAGCTGCCCGCCTGCGAATTTCTTGGCGAGCACCGTGTTGCCGCTATCGCGCGAGCGCGACGGCAGGATCAGCGCCCGAAGTTCCGGGCTTTCATCGATCAGCGGCTCGATGCGCTGTTGTGACAGGCGCTTTGCGAGGTCGGTCGTCGGCTGCACGCCGAGGAACGGTCCCGGCGCCTGATGGATACAATAGCCGATCCAGTTGTTGCCGGCTTCCGTCGCGCCGACCTGCGCCGCTTTCATGAACACGATCCGCCGGGCCGAACTGCCGGGCGAGAGCGCATCCATGACGCCGCGCATATAGGGCGTCCGGTCGGTTCGATAGCGGCCCGCCTCGGACGAGGCGCGCGAGGACAGAAAGCGATAGCGATCCGCCCAGGCCGAAACCGTCAGCGCCGGATCGGGCGCAAGGCCACGGCTCCAGGCGGTGATGATCTCCGCGCTCCCGTCGAAGCCCTCATCGAAGCTCGATGCCGATCTGGCTGAGTTCTTCGAGATGGCGTCGGACATGGGCTTCGAGAACCTGCTCGCAGCGGTGAGGATCGATTTGCAGTTCGGCGGCGATCAGGGCTGCGGCGCGCGCCGGCCACTGCACCCAGGCGTCGCGTTCGCGC